CGGGTGTCGGCGTTAGATGCTTGGAAGGTGGCGTGCAGGGAAATTGGTCTTCTCTCGTCAAAGCGTCTGACGGAATACTGCGTCGAAGGCCGAACGTCGACGGAAATCGCCCGCAAGCACAACATCGACGAGCGGGACATCCCGGCCGTTCTCCGCCAGGATTTGCGAGGTGCAGCTATGCACTTCCGGTTGCTTTGAGGCTGTTGACTTTCCGCGGGAAATCAGACATCAAAACCCTATGAGGCGATCTGCGTGCAGCGGGTCGCCTTCTTCGTTTCATCAGCCATCTACTTCGTGCCGACCAACAGTAGCACCGAGGCCGCCAACTAGCCGGCTATCGCCGGTAGCGCTCCGAGCGCGCTGACGACTGTCCGCACATCCAGCCGAGCGCAAATCCGACAACGCCGAACAGGACTGCAGTCGCGGAGATCGCACCCATGTGCTCGCTGGCGCCCCTCGCTGCCTCGCTGACCTTGCCTTTCGCCTGGGCATACATATCGGAAGCCTTAGACTTCTCGGCTTCGTCGGACTCCATTGCGATGTGCTTCTCGAACTCGTTGGCCATGGGAGTGCTCCGTTGATGAGACCGAGTGCAACATCGGGCCGCTGATTTGGTTCCGTAGGCTGAGCGTTCACTGGGGATGACTTTGACTACCCATTCCCGCACCGCTGAAGCCCAAGTCTACCGCCGCTGGTACAAGGGCAGGGGATGGCAGTCGGCCCGATCCGCACAACTCGCCCGACAACCCCTCTGCGAGCGCTGCAAGAAGATTGGCAGGATCACGGTCGCCACGGTGGTGAACCATCGCCAGCCGCACAAGGGCAACTGGACGCTGTTCATCGACCCGGCAAACCACGAAAGTCTATGCGCACCGCACCATGACACTCTCGTCCAAAAGGAAGAGGCGCGAGGCTACGTCATCGGGTCTGATGAGGCGGGAAGGCCGTTGGCGCCCGACCATCCATGGAACCGCACCTGACCGCAAGAGAATGGGTCGCGACCGGAAATTTCCATTGGACGCAAGATTATTGCGGGAGGGGGACATGAAAAGTCTGGAACCTTCCGCCTCTGGACCCGTCGAGGCCCTGCATTTTCACCGAGACCGATTTCAAACCCAAAAGTTGAGGGCACCCCGAAGGGGTGAGGCTCCATGAACGTCATCGAAGGCACCGGCGCGATCGTCGTCGAGCCGGACTGGACCATGCTGTTTTCGGACGTCCTCGAAGTGGAGGCCGCGAAAGAGCATTGGCGGGTCATCGCGACCGAACTGAAGGACCGGCAGCTGCTGGCGGCTGCGAACGGCCATTCGATCCAGCGCCTGGTCTGCGCTTATGTGATGTTTGACCGCATGTATCGGCATGTGGCGGAAGCCGGCCCGGTGACGAAGCCGAAGCGCGGCAATTCGAAAGCGATTGCGCGCGTCAGCCCTTACTTCACGGCGATGCGTGAGGCCGGATCGGACGCTGCCACGCTGGAGGCGGAGCTTGGCATTTCTCCGCGGCGCCGTGGATCGGTGACCAGGGCGGAGCGCAAGCAGCGCAAGGAACGGGCCTCGGATGCGTATATCGGCAGCAAGGCCCGTAGCTGATGACCCGGCGACGCTCTACGCATGCGATGTCCTCGATGGGAAGATCGTTGCCGGCGAACTGGTCAAGGCGGCCTGCGCTCGGCATCTGAAGGACTTGGACAGCGGGTCGGCAAGAGGGCTGGCCTTCGACGTCGAATGCGCCAAGCATCACTGCGGTTTCTTTCCGGCGGTGCTGACGGTCACGGAAGGCGTTGCCGCCGGCAAGCCGTTCCATCTGCTGCCCTGGCACTCGTTCGTGGTCGCCTCTTTGTTCGGCTGGAAGAGGTCGGACGGGTTCAGGCGATTCCGCATGGCGTGGCTGGAGACCGGCAAGGGTCAGGCGAAGTCGCCCCTCATGGCCGGCATCGGCATCGACATGATGGGCTTTGCCGGCAAGGAGCGCTCCGAGGTCTATGCGATCGCCGGCGACAAGGACCAGGCGAACGTGCTGTTCAAGGATGCCGTGGCGATGTGCCGGGCGAACCTGCCCGATCGCGACGAGGAAGAATTCGAGAGCCTTGAAAGCCGCGGCGATGTCGTCGTGCGCGGCACGGGCGATCACGCATGGAAGATCGAGCATCCGGAGACCAGCTCGAAATTCCAGTCGATGGCCTCGGTGGATTCGATCTCCGGGCCTCGCCCCTATGCGGTGCTGGCTGACGAGATCCACGAATTCAAGACGGCCTACGCCCTCCAGATATGGAAAGCGGCGATCGACAAAATGAGCGGCGATCCGCTGATGATGCTGGGCACGAATACGCCGGCCATCAACCAGATCGTCGGGACGGAATACTCGGAGCTGTTCCAGAAGGTCGTCACCGGCCAGGCCGAGGACGACAGCCTGTTCGGCTTCATCGCCCGCGTCGACGAGAAGGACCGCGAAACCGTCTTTGACAATGAAGATTGCTGGCAGAAGGCTCTACCGGCCCTTGGGGTGACCTATCCGGTCGACAACATCCGCAAGCGCGTCGCAACGGCGCGGCTGATGCTGTCGGAAGCGCTGGCTACGAAGCGGCTCTATTTCGGCATTCCCGGCAGCACGGACGGGTTCTGGACGACCGAGGAAGCGTGGGAGAGTTGCCAGGGTGTGGTCGACGAAGCGGAGATGGTCGGATCGCCGTGCTGGCTCGGGCTCGACCTTTCGAAGAAGAACGACCTCACGGCCTTGTCGGCGTGCTGGCGCAAGGATCTCAAGCTGCACGTCAAGACCTGGTACTTCACCACGAAGGCCGGGATCCACGAACGCAGCCGCGACGACAACGCACCCTACGATCAGTGGGCCGAACAGGGGCTGATGGAGGCGGTACCGGGCGCGACGATCGACTACGAGTTCGTGGCGGAGAAGGTGCAGGCGCTCAAGGCGGTCCACGACGTCCAGTTCATGGCCTTCGACCCGGCGAAGATCGACGACTTCATCGACGCCTGCGGGCGGATCGAGTTCGACGTCTGGAAATTCGAGGGTCCAGGCAAGCCGACAGGAACCGGCCTCAAGCTGGTCAGTCACGGGCAGGGCAAGCGCGTCGTGTTCATCGAACGGGCGCTTTGTATGCCGCGCTCGATTGAATACCTCGAAGACGCGATCCTCAACAGCGCCATCGTGATCGACGCAAGCAAGGTCACGACCATGTGCGCCGCCAACGCGATCATCGACAGCGACCCGATGAACAATCGGGCTTTCGACAAGAAGCGGAGCCGCGGCCGCATCGACGGCATGGTGTCGATCGCCGAGGCGGTGGGGGCGGCACATGCAGACTTCGATGAGGATGCCGGCATGGACGACTTCTTCAAGAACCTGGCAGGTGCGGCGTGAACCCTTTTCGAAAGATGGCGCTCAAGGCCGCAACGGCCGTTACGCGACGCCTGACTGTTCGCGAGCCTGACGGCTGGTATCCGAACGGCATGCGCGGCGAGGCCGGCGAGATTGTCACGGATCAATCCGCATTGGCGCTGTCGGCCGTATGGGCCTGCGTCAATCTGCTTTCGGGCACGATCGCCTCCTTGCCGGTGATGGTCTACCGGACGAACTCGAAAGGCGAGCGCGTCGTTGCACGGGATCACCCGCTCTACCGCTTGCTGCACGACAGCCCGAACTACGATCAGACGGCGGTCGACTTCTGGGAATTCATGCAGGCCTCGACCGAGCTTTGGGGCAATGCCTACGCTCGCCTGGTGCGCACGAATGGCCGCATATCGGCGATCTATCCCATCGCGCCACCGCTGGTTTCGGTTCGCCGCCGCGCCGACGGCGTGATCGAATATCGCTGGTCGGAAGACGGCAAGGCCTTTGTCGAGACCGATCGGACGATGCTGCATATCCGCGGCTTCGGCGGTAACCCGCTTGGCGGCATGTCGACGCTGCAGTTCGCTCGCAACTCCTTCAGCCTGGCGCAGGCTATCGAGCGATCGGCAGGCGCGACCTTCCGGAACGGGCTCAGGCCCTCCGGTGTCCTGACCTTTGAGAACTGGTTGAGCCAGGAGCACCGCGAACTCGCCGAAACGACCCTGACCGACAAGTTCATGGGTTCCATGAATTCCGGCCGGCCACTCATCCTTGAGGGCGGGACCAAATGGCAGTCGCTGACGATCAACCCGGAAGATGCGCAGATGCTCCAGTCGCGCGGGCTCTCGGTTGAGGAAATCTGCCGCTTCTTCGGCGTCCCGCCGTTCATGGTCGGTCATACGGAGAAGACGACGAGCTGGGGCACCGGCCTTGAACAGCAGACGCTCGGCTTCCAGAAGTTCACTCTTCGGCGTCGTCTCAAGCGCAACGAACAGGCCGTCGAAAAGCAACTCCTAACGCCGCAGGAGCGGGCAGGCGGCATTTCCGTCGAGTTCAACGTCGAAGGACTTCTCCGGGCCGACAGTGCGGGGCGGGCGGCCTTCTACAAGGAAATGACCGGCATCGGCGCGATGACCATCAACGAGGTCCGGGCCAAGGAAAACCTGCCCCCGGTGGCAGGCGGCGACGTTCCGCGGATGCAGATGCAGAACGTGCCGATCACTCAGGCCGGAGCGCTTCCCGATGGCACGAACGCTTGAATTCACGGAGCTGGAAATGACACAGCACTTCGACTTCACCCTCGAAACCAAGGAACTCGGCACGCCGGGTGAGTTTGAGGGCTACGCCTCCACCTTCGGGAACGTCGATCAGGGCGGCGATGTCGTCGAGCCAGGCGCCTTCATCGAAAGCGTCGTGAAGGCGAAGAACGATCGCCGCACCATCCCGATGCTGTGGCAGCACAACCAGACGGAGCCGATCGGCGTCTGGACGGATATCGCCGAAGACACGAAGGGCCTTTACGTCAAAGGTCGGCTTCTCGTCGACGACGATCCGCTCGCCAAGCGCGCCTATGCCCATCTCAAGGCGAAGTCGATCGGTGGCATGTCGATTGGCTACCGCATCCCCGATGGAGGAATCACCGAAGACGAGAAGCGGCGCGGCGTCAGCCGGCTTAAAAAGCTCGATCTTCGTGAGATATCGCTCGTCACGATGCCGATGAACGTCGAGGCGCGGGTCACCAGCGTGAAATCACTTCTTGAGGCCGGCAAGATGCCGAGCCTCCCCGAATTTGAGAAGTTCCTGCGCGAGGCAGGCTTCTCGAAGACGCAGGCCACGGCGATCGCCAGTCGCGGCCTGTCGCATCTGCTCCGGAGCGAGTCCGAGGGCCAGGCGAATGACGCAGCCGCACTGCTTCGAGCACTTCGCGGCTAACCCCCAACATCGCTCACGGAGAAACGATCATGAGCACCGACAACAAGTCGGCGGCCGAGCTTGCCGCTGAAATCAAGGCCGAGCACCAGCAGGCCGTGGATGCCGTCAAGGCCATCGCCGAGGAGGCGCTTGGCAAGGCGAAGACCGGCGAGGAACTGACCACGTCGCTCAAGGAGCAGGCGGACGAGGCTCTCGTCAAGATGAACGGCCTTTCCGAGCAGTTTGCCGAGATCGAGCAGAAGCTCGCCCGCGGCGGCGGCAAGGAAGGTGAGGGCGAGAAGTCGCTTGGCGAGCGGTTCGTCGAGAGCGACGGCTTCAAGTCCTTTCAGGACAGCAAGTTCGCCAAGAGCGCCCGCGGCGCCGACATGAAGGTGAAGGCGACCCTCACGTCGCTGACCACCGACGCCGCCGGCTCCGTGGGTGACGCCATCCAGACCACGCGTCTCCCGGGCACCCTCCCGCTGCCGCAGCGCCGCATGACTGTGCGTGATCTCATCACGCCCGGCCAGATGGACGGCAACGCGCTGGAATACGTCAAGGAGACGGGCTTCACCAACAACGCCGGCATGGTGGCGGAAGGTGGCCTCAAGCCTTCGTCCGATATCAAGCTGGACTTGGTGACGACCTCGGCGAAGGTCATCGCTCACTGGATGAAGGCTTCCAAGCAGGTTCTGGACGATATCGCGCAGCTTCGCTCGATGATCGACCAGCGTCTGCTCTATGGCCTCGCCTACGTCGAAGAGCAGCAGTTGCTCAACGGCGACGGCACCGGGCAGAACCTGCACGGCATCATCCCGCAGGCGACCGCATATTCGGCGGCCTTCACACCGACGGATGGCACGGCGATCGACACGCTGCGCCTTGCCATGCTCCAGGCGGCGCTCGCGGAGTATCCGGCCACCGGCCATGTGATGAACCCGACCGATTGGGCGCGGATCGAGCTCACCAAGAATGCCGGCGGCGACTACATCATCGGCGTGCCGCAGGGCACCGTCGGCCCGCGTCTCTGGGGCCTGCCGGTGGTCGAGACCCAGGCCATTGCGGTCGACAAGTTCCTGACCGGGGCCTTCCGTCTCGGCGCTCAGGTCTTCGACCGCTGGGATGCACGCATCGAAGCCGCCTATGTCGAGGACGACTTCATCAAGAACCTCATCACGATCCTCGCGGAAGAGCGGCTCGCTCTCGCCGTGTATCGTCCTGAGGCCTTCATCTACGGCGATCTCGGCTTCGTCGTCTGACGATCGGCCCAGTAAGGCGGGCGCTCTCGGGCGCCCGCTCTCTGAACCGATGGAAGGATTTCGCCATGGTGATGACGAAGAGACAGCAGAAGCGGAGCTATGCCGGGTTCCTCGGCGCCAATGGCGGCGATGCGCCGGAAGCCCCTGCCAACACGACACCCCCGGCGATCACGGGGACGGCTCAGGTCGGCGAGGACTTGACCGTCACGCCAGGCACATGGACCGGCGTTGCCGCGCCCGACCTCACGTATCAGTGGGAAGCGGACGGCACGGCAATCGATGGTGCGACCGGCACGACCTACACGCCGGTCGCCGGTGACGTCGGAGCCGTGATCACCGTCACCGAGACGGCTCGCAACTGGAAGGGCTCCGCGTCCGAAACCAGCGCCGCCACGTCCGCTGTCATAGCGTAAGGAGAAGTCCCATGAAGTTCGAAGTCCTTCGCCAGCATCTTGGCGACAAGCAGTACATGCCCGGCGATGAGCGTGACGCCAACGAAGGCGACGTCGCGCATCTGGTCAAGGCCGGCGTCCTGAAGCGCAAGGCCGAGGCCGCGCCGAAGAACAAGGCCGAACCCGCTCCGAAGAACAAGAGCAAGTGATCCATGTACGATCCCGTCCTCGTCACGGCGCCGACCGTAGCGCCCGTCTCCCTCGACGAGGTGAAGGCGCATCTGCGCGTCATCGAGCTTGACGTGGACGGGACGGCGCTCCCGAACGAAGACGATGGCCTGATCCAGAGCTACATCGATGCCGCCGTCTCCCATCTCGATGGCTGGTCCGGGGTTCTCGGCCGGTGCCTTGTCTCCCAGACATGGCGGCAGGATTACGACTGCTTCGCGCAGTGCCTCCGCTTGACGCTGGCGCCGGTCGTCAGCGTGTCCGCCGTCACCTATCGCGATGCAGCGGGCGATGAGACGACGCTGGATGCGGGCGACTATGCGCTCGAAATCACCGGCGGCGGCACGCCGATCGTCTGGATCAAAACCGGTTTCACGCGCCCGTCGAGCCTCTATGACCGCCGGGCTGTCTCGGTCGAGTTCGTGGCCGGCTATGGCGATGCAGCCGCGGTGCCGCAGGCGCTGAAACACGCGATCCTCCTGCTCGTCGGGCACTGGTACGAAAACCGCGACGCGGTAACGGTCGGAACGGTCGGCCACCAACTGCCGATGGCTGTCAATGCGCTGATCGCTCCCTATCGCAGGATGTCGGTCTGATGGCGACGAGCGCAGGCGATCTCGACCGGCGCATCAAGATCGTCCGTCAGGGCGAGACCGGCCGGAACGAGTACAACGAGCCAATCTATGGCGACGTGACGGTTGCGTCTCTGTGGGCCAAGCGCTCCGATGCGAGCGACAGCACGAAGCTTGAATACGAGGCGGCGGGCCAGGTCAGCGCGGCGCAAATCTCGCGGTTCGTCGTGCGGTCCAGCCCGCGCACTCGCGGCATCGAGGCGACCGACCGTATCCAGCATGACGGCAGCGACTGGAACATCCTCGGGGTGAAGGAGACGGGCGAAGGGCGGAAGCGCTTCCTCGAAATCACCGCGGCCCGGGAGGCGGACTGATGGCGTCCTTTCAGATCAAAGGTCTTCGCGAGATGGACAAAGCGCTTCAGGAGTTGAAGCGTCCGACTGCGAAGAGTGTTGCCCGGCGCGTGCTGAAAGAGGCGGGCGAGCCGATTGCCCGTTCCGCTCGGGCAAAGGTCCCGAAGCTGACGCTGCATATGGCCGAGAGCATCGACGTCGGAACAAAGCTGACGCGACGGCAGGCGAGCCTTGCGAAGAAGTTCTCGAAGAGCGGCGTCGAGGTCTACATCGGCCCGAACGATCCGGGCGCCGTCGCCGAGGAATTCGGCTGGGAGCACGGGGCCGCGCAGCCGTTCATGCGGCCGGCATGGGATGCCAACAAGGGGCTCGCCCTGACGATCATCGTCAACCGCATGTGGGACGAGATCAACAAGGCGGCCGATCGCGCCCGCCGCAAGGCGCTCAAGCTCAAGGGATGAACTCATGAAGATGACCGTAAGGATTACCGAAACAGCCGCTGGCCGTTTCGTGGCCCTCTGCGACGAACAGGGGGAGCTCTTGCCGTGTCAGCGCGCGGCCACCCTTCACACGGAGGTTAACGATCATCCGCGATTGACGGTCGAGTTCGTTGTCGACGGTGAGTCCCTACGGTTGGTCGAAAGCGCCTGATCCATGGAAGCGGCACTGACCTCTCTGCTTCTGGCCGATGCCGGGCTGACGGCGCTTGTCGGCGACCGCGTGCATTGGCTGCGGCTGCCGCAGGAAGTGGACGTCAAGCCGTACATCAATCTCCAGCGCGTCAGCGGCGCACGCGATTACACCATGGCGGGGGCATCGGGCTACGCCATGGGCCGCGTGCAGGCGGATGTCTGGGGCCTGACCTACGGCAGCGTCAAGGCGACCGCGCAGGCGCTACTTGCGGCTCTTTCGGGCTATCGCGGCCCGACCATTCAGGGCGTGTTCGTGGAAAGCGAGCGCGACGATACCGGCGACGATGCGGGCGGCGTCAACCGGCTCTACCGAACGTCCGTCGACGTCATCATCCACTATACGGAATAGGAGCAGGCAATGGCCGCTACAGCAGCAGAGATTGGCTATGGTTCGAAACTGGCCATCGGCGACGGTGCGTCCCCGGAGGTTTTCACCGACGTAGCCGAGGTGACGAGCATCACGCCGCCCTCGGACAGCGTGGACGTGATCGACGCGACGCACATGCAGTCGCCGAACAAGACCCGCGAATTCATCGAGGGGATCATCGATCCGGGCGAATGCTCGTTCGAGATCAACTTCGTGCCGGGCGGCGCTGCCGATACGGCGATCCAGACGCTCAAGGGGACCGGGGTTCACAATTTCCGCATCACCTTCCCGCCGGGCGATACGGGTGCCGTCACGTGGGATTTCGCCGGCATCCTCACCGGCTACGAGCCCGATGTACCCGTCGACGACAAGATGGTCGCCACGGTGACGATCAAGGTCACTTCGTCCTACACCACCGGAGTCGCAGCGTAATGGCGAACAAGCAACGCGGCGAGGTTTCCATCGAGGCGCTGGGCGAGACCTGGCGCCTCAAGTTCTCGACCAATGCCATATGCGAACTCGAAGACCTGCTCGACGAGCCGCTGTCGGTGACGGCCGAGAAGATGAACGACCCGAAGACGGCGAAGATCAAGACGCTTCGCGCGGTCCTCTGGGCCGGGCTGGTCGATGGTCACGAAGGCATCACCATCAGGCAGGCCGGCGAGATCATGGACGAGGCCGGCGCGGCGCTTGTCGGAGAGAAGATCGGCGAGGCGTTCCAGATTGCCTTTCCCCAGACGGAGGGCAAGGCAAACCCTCCGAAGGCGACGGCGGCATAGACTGGCCGTCGCTGACGAGATCATGGGTAGAAGCCGGCCAGCCCTACGAATTGTTCTGGCGGCTCACGCTTCGCGAAATCGGCGTCATTCTCGACGGCGAGGCAGCGCGGGCGAAACGCCAACGCTCGGATACCGCGTGGCTCGCCTGGCACACGGCAGCGCTCCAGCGCGTGAAGAAGTTCCCGAAGCTCAAGGACATGCTGCCGAGCGCACCGAGGAAGCCGCACGTCCAGACGGTGGCTGAACAGGTCGCGATCGCCAAGGCGTGGACGGCGGCACTCTCCAGGAGGAAGTAGATGGCGACAGCAGTGATCGGCGCTCTCCGTGCCGTCCTCGGCCTCGATTCGGCGGCCTTCGAAAAGGGCCTCGACGACGCGCGCAAGACGCTCGCGAAAGCTGGCCGGTCGATGCAAGGCGTCGGCAAGACGATGACCGCTGCCGTCTCGGTGCCGGTGGTGGCGCTTGGGGCGCTGACCTTGAAGACGGCGGGCGACTTCGAGGCGGGAATGAACCGGGTCGGCGCGGCAACTGGCGCAACGGGCGACCAGTTCAAGGCGCTTGGAAAGCTGGCTCTCGACCTCGGGGCGAACACATCCAAGTCGGCTTCAGAGTCCGCAACTATGCTGGAAATGCTGGCGAAGAACGGCCTCAGCGCTCGGCAGATTCTTGACGGCGCGGCAGTGGCATCGATCAAGCTGTCGGAAGCGACGGGCGGGGACCTTTCCCGCGCGGCGGACGTGGCGACAAACGTGATGGCGCAGTTCGGGAAGCAGGCCAAAGACCTTTCGCCGATCGTAGACCAGATCACGGCCGTCACGCTGGCTTCTCAGTTCGGTTTCGACGACTACGCGTTGGCGCTCGGTCAGGCGGGCGGCGTTGCCGGCGCGGTCGGTGTAGACCTGACCGACTTTAACGCGGTCCTGGCCTCAACCTCGTCGGTGTTCAATTCCGGGTCGGACGCCGGCACCTCATTCAAGACCTTCCTGACCAGGCTGGTTCCGGCATCTAGCACGGCAGCGGCGGCAATAAACAAGCTTAATCTTGAATTCTTCAACGCTGACGGCTCGATGAAGTCGATGTCCGGCGTGGCGGAAGAGCTGCACACGAAGATGTCCGGCCTTTCCGAAGAAGCGCTGAATGAGAGCATGACCGATATCTTCGGCGTCGACGGTATGCGTACCGCCATCATGCTGATGAAGGAAGGCGGGTCTGGCATCGACGCCATGATCCAGAAGATCAATCAGAAGGGGGTCGCAGAACAGCAGGCCGCAGCCCGTATGAAGGGCTTCAACGGCGAGATGGAAAAGCTCTCTGGCGCGTTTGAGAATCTTCAAATTGCCATTGCCAGCAGCGGGTTGCTTGCAACCATGACGCAATTCGCAACGAAGCTGGCGGGCTGGATCGACGCGCTGGCCGCAAGCAACCCGGAAATCCTCAAGTGGGGCACGATCGTCGCCGGCATCGCTGTTGTAGTGGGGCCGGTGCTCATCTCGCTCGGGCTTCTGGTCACGGCAGTCAGTGCGATATCGGCACCTGTCCTTGCCGCCGTCGCGGCGGTCGCTGCGGTGACGGCGGGGATCGCGGCGCTCTATGCAGGGCTCACCCTTGCGCTGCCCTACGTGAAGCAGTTCGCGACGGCGGTCTGGCAGGAATTCGTCGACATGAAAGACAAGGCGCTTGCCGCTGTCCGGGACCTCGTCAACGGCGTCTCCGAATGGTTGGGCGCAAAGCTCGACGCGGCGATCGCCAAATTGAAGGGCGTTGGCGAGCGCATCGCCGCACCATTCAAGGACGCCTGGGATGCTGTTGTCGGCCATTCGTGGATCCCCGACATGGTGACCGGCGTCGAAAGCTGGCTTGGGCGCCTGTCGACCAGCGCGCCAGCGCTTGCGGATCAGGCGGGGGCCGGCGTCAAGGACGCCTTCAGCGACGTCGGCAGCATCGGTCAGACAATCGAGCAATCGCTTTCCAGCTCGTTTCAGGGGCTGATCGACGGGTCGAAGAAGATGGGCGATGTCGTCAAGGACGTCCTGAACGACATTTCCAGCCGATTGCTTCAAAGCGGTCTCGATGCGCTGTTCGGCGGCGGCATGGGAGGCGGCGGAGGCGGCGGCCTTCTC